GTGCCGCCGGATATGCTGGCGATGGTGGCCGAGGAGGAAATGGAACTTATGTAGCAGGAGTAGAATCGGGTCAAGCAGCACCAAGTGGTGGCGGAGCAGGTGGTGGCAGTTCCGGCGTTCGAGTCGGCGGCGGGTATCCTAATTCTGCAGCCGGTGGCGGCGGAGTGGGCATTCTAGGACAAGGGGCATCTGGATCAGGAACATCTACTCCAGTAAATGGGCAGTCGAGTGGAACAGTGTATGGAGGCAATGCTGGTAGCGGAGGAACCAACGGTACTGGAACTACATATTCTCCGCCAAATTATTATACAGTAAATAATTCAGGCGGCGGCTACGGCGGTGGCGGCGGTGGCACTTACGGTGGGACAACTGGCGCCGGCGCAAATGGAGCAGTCAGAATTATATGGGGCACCGGTCGTTCATTCCCATCTACACTTACCACAGATCAATAAAAAAGGAGAACAAAATGCAAGAACAACTTTATATTGAAACTGAAAACGGTTTAATAAAAAACCATCCTGCGTATGAAAGTAATTTAATTCAATCTTTTGGTTCAGTACCATCCAATTGGATACCGTTCACCCGTGTTGAGCGTCCTAAACCTAGTAGTTACCAAATTGTTTTAGATGATACGCCTGTTTATACAATAGTAGATGGTGTTTGCATGGATGTTTGGTCAGTGCGAGAAATGACGGAAGAAGAAAAAACAGAATATGATAATCAAAAGAAAAAACTAGAAGAATTTTTGGCCACACAGATATAAAAAATGTGATTTGATTAATCAATAACAAAACAACAGAGCAAAACAAATGAGTCTTTTAAACGATATTTTTACATTACGTAAAATGAATGACCTACGAGCAGATGGTTTGTGGCCAACCACTGTGGCTCCACCACCTCCAACATATACATTAACTGCTGCAGCTAATAATATTAATGAAGGTTCATCTTTAACACTTAATGTTTCTGGTGCAAATATAACCAATGGAACATACTATTGGTCTATAGACTCAAATGCCGGCGACTTTTCTACATCTTCTGGTTCTTTCAGCATCACATCAAATGCTGGTTCTTTCACAGTAACGCCAACTGCAGATTCTTCAACTGAAGGTGCTGAGACATTTACAGTTTCTATCCGGTCTGGTTCTACCTCTGGAACAATATTAGCTACAACATCAAACTTGACAATCAATGATACAAGTATAACAGTAGTTCAAGGTCAAACAGCATACACTACTGCTGGAACATATTCGTGGACTGCACCAGCTGGAGTTACTTCGGTGTCTGCAGTTGCAATAGGTAGCGGAGGTGGCGCAAGCGGTGTGAACTCTAATTACGACTCGGCCGGCGGTGGTGGAGGTGGACTTGGTTGGAAAAATAATATATCAGTAACACCAGGATCTTCTTATACTGTTGTAGTTGGTTCTTACGGCAATGAAGGCCAGGGAAACCAAAGTTACTTTATATCTGGCGGTACAGTTGCTGGTAATGGCGGCGGCGGCGGGAATTTCAACGGTGGCGGTGGTGGAGCCTCTGGTGGCAGCGGTGGTGGTTATACTGGCGATGGCGGCGGCAACGGTGGTAATGGCGGAGACGCACCACAGTACGGTTATTATCCTGGCGGTGGCGGTGGTGCTGGTGGATATTCAGGTGGCGGCGGTTACGGGGCAGCAGGATATGAGGCCAACAGTACAGCTGGCGGAGGTTATGGTGGTGGCGCAGGCGGTGGTACAACTGGTAATGCTGGTGGAGGTGGAGGTGGCACAGGTATATTGGGTGAAGGTGCCAGTGCAACAGCAAGATCGCCACAAGGTGGCGGCGGATTTGGCGGATCAGGCGGCGCCACTGGCCAATCCAGCGGCGGAATTTACAATAATGATGGGAATGCTGGCGGTGCCGGTGGTGCTTATGGTGGTGGCGGCGGCGGTTCCACTAACGGTGGTGGAAGACGAGGATCTTTCGGTGCTGATGGAGCAGTCAGAATTATATGGGGTTCAGGTCGTTCATTCCCATCAACAAACACCGGTAATGTATAAAAGAGTAAAAAATGGCTGCACCAGTAACAAGAACCGAATTTAAAGATTATTGTCTTCGTAGACTAGGGTTTCCCGTTATTCAAATTAACGTGGATGATGACCAAGTTGACGACCGAATTGATGATGCACTACAGTTTTTTCACGACTATCATTTTGATGGTGTTGAAAAGATTTACATGAAGCACAGAATTACACAAGACGATATTGACCGCAAATTCATTTACTGTCCTGATCCAGTTATCTTTGTAACTAAAATATTTCCGTTTGATGATTCTAATTCATCAATCAATATGTTTGACCTTCGTTACCAATTGCGTCTACATGATTTGTATGACTTCACATCGGTATCTTATGTGTCATATGAAATCACAATGCAACATATCACAACATTAAACATGTTGTTCTCTGGTTACCCACAGCACCGATTCAATCGTCACCAAAACAAAATCTTCTTAGACATTGATTGGTCACGTGATGCAACTTTAGGTGAATATGTGGTTATTGAATGTTATCGTAAGTTAGTGCCTGATACTATAACGTTAACTGGTACAGTAACGGCAACAAACACATCAAACCTAATCACAGGTACTGGTACAACATTTGACCAACAAATTATTGAAGGTGATATCATTACAATTAGTGGACAAGATGCACAAGTTAATCGTATCATTTCACCAACACAAGCATATCTAACCACAAACTTAGCAACAAGTGTAACCACTGCAACAGCCACAAAGACTGGTGTATCTGATGTTTGGGATGATAGATTTTTAAAACAGTATGCCACGGCTTTGATTAAATACCAGTGGGGTACCAACCTGTCAAAATTTGCTGGTGTTCAGATGCCAGGTGGAGTTACGTTAGATGGTCCTCGAATTATGGCTGAAGCACAAGTCGAAATCGATAAGATTGAAACTGAGATGCAAGCCTACAACGTACTACCTCCAGAAATTTTGACTGGTTGATGAATGCCTACAAATTTTTACTTTCAACCATTTCCAACAGGAATTACTCAAGAACAACTACTAGTTGAAGACTTGGTAATTGAGGCCATGCAACAGTATGGTATGGACGTGTTTTATCTACCACGATCTAGTGCAGACCCGAATGGTGCAGACCCTTTGTATGGTGAAGACCCACTAAAACAATATACAGTTGCATTTCCAATTGAAGTCTACTTGGAAAATGTTACAGGCATGGATGGTGAACAAGACTTTATTTCTAAGTTTGGTCTTGAGATTCGAGATGAAATAACACTACTGATTTCTCGCCGTAGATTTAAATATGCCTCTGGTGCCACAAACTATAGTATACCTAGACTTGGTGACTTAGTTATTAACACTGGACCAAACCGCCCAATGGAAGGTGATTTAATTTACATTCCATTGATGCAAAACTTTTTTGAAATAACTTTTGTTGAACATGAAAATGACCAAGCAATGTTCTACACATTAGGTCGTGGACGTGGTGGCAATGTTTATGTTTATGCATTGAAACTGAAACAGTTCGTATTATCTGATGAGTTGATTCAAACTGGTCGCACAGAGATAGACGAACAAGCATTTGATTCATACAAGAGAACACGTTTAGATGTACCTGTCAATGGCACAGGCAAATTTACAGTTGGTGAGTTTGTTTATCAAGGTTCATCATTGGCAACTGCAAACGCCAAAGCTACCGTACACACAACGGTTCCTGGTCGACACTTGGATGTTGTTAATGTCAAAGGTCAGTTTACAGTTGGTGTAACTATTATTGGTGCAACCAGTGGTGCAACATGGGCATTAGAAACTGCAGCAGACGATATGCCAACAGACAGTGTGTTTGAAGATGTGGCAGACAACAACATTATTCAAGATGAAGGTGACGATGTACTAGACTTCACTGAACATAACCCATTTGGTGAACCTTAATGCTAGGTAATGCACACTTCTATAACAGAACCATACGAAAAGTTGTCGTAGGTTTTGGCACACTATTTAACGACATTCAGTTGATTCGTTACACCAGAGATATGGCAACTGAGGTCGAAAGATTTAAAGTGCCTTTGTCT